TTGGCAATCGCCTTCAGGACACTCTTGATAGCTCCGGGCGCATCCTTTTGCATCTGCTTGGCCAACGTCGGCAGATCGAGGCCAAGTGTAGCGGCGACTTCGCGCTGACTTTTCTTGGCAGAATCGCCCTTCGTCATAGCCTTGATGACATTCTGCATCGCCGTACCCGCCGTTTCGGCTTGCGCGCCGGCCGCGATCATTGCGCTGCCCATGGCCGCGACCTGCTCTTTCGTCAGGCCGCCCATCTCCGCGAGAGAACCGACGCGCAACATGAAGTCGGTGACGTCCTTCGCCTTCGACGCCATGCTGTTCGACAGATGATTGATGGCATCGGCCATGTCGCCGGTTTCCGCGACCGTCAGGCCGAGCTGCGTCTTGAGCTTGGCAAGGCTTTCGCCGGCATCGCCGGCCGACATGTCGAAGGCGATCCCGACCCGGGCCGCCATCTCGGCAAATTCCTTCAGATCGTTTGTGGCCACGCCGGATTCGGCGGCCGAGGCAAACAGCGCCGCCATGTCCTCGGATGCAATCGGCATTTCGGTGGACATCTGCTTGATGGTCTGGCGAATGAAGTCCAGCTGCTGGTCCGTACCATCGACCACCTTTTTGACGTCGGCGAAGGCGCTTTCGAAGCGCATCGCCGCGCCCACGGTGGAATCAACACCGTGCGTCACACCGAGATAGCCCGCGCCAAGCGCCAGGACCTGACCCACCATGCCCCGGAATGGCGCCATGAACTGCGTCTGCTGACGCTGGAAGCTGGCGATCGCGCCGCTGATATGACGGATCGGAGACGTGACCTCGTCCAGCAGCGAGATTTTGAGGCGGCTTTCGAGAGTGGCCATGGTCACGTTCCTTTCTGGCCCGCGAACATCTTTTGCGCGCGGCCGTAATAGAGCAGCAGTTTGTCAGGCGACCAGGTTTCGAGGTCGCCAATGGGTGTATTGCTATGGTGCGAGAGCCAGAGAACTATTCCGATCCAATCGCGGGAGGCCGGGCGTTTCCCATGAGGCCCTTCGTCTGCGCCACGATGACCTTCAGGTCATTGGTCGAAATCTGGCCGAAGCTATCGCGATCCAGGCCGCACAGACGCGTCAGCATGGTCATCGTCTGCTTGAGAGCGTTGCTTTCATCCGAAGCCGCAATGAGATCGCCGACAGTCGGTTCGCGGAATGTCAGTTCCGAAACGGTTTGGCCGGCATGCTGAATGGGCTTCGAAAGCTGAACGGTGACGTTCGTCATTTACTTTTCCCTGTGGTTGCATAGAAATCGCGACAGCTTGCGCGATTGCTTGGAAGGTTTAGTTTTGATGGGTGACGTTGATCAGGGGATCGCGCTTTATCTGTTCGCAATAATCGGCGGCGCCATGGGAAGCAGAATTGTGCGCGCCGACTACTGGCGAGGAGCTTTAGCAACAGCGATCGCACTTGCCGTTACAGCTGCAGTTTTTACATCTGCAGGGTCCAATAATCAGCTGCTGGCGAAGATCGGCGTTTTCGTCGCGATGGTAGTTGCTTGCGGCGCTTTCCGCCTTCGGGGCATCCAGATGGCAAGCACCATCTTAGGGGCATACGCTGGAGCGGTCGCCGTGCTCGCCTACTTCTTTTGGACAAGTCAGTAAGTAGACGGCACGATTGCTGGAAGCCTAAGCCCCCAGCGCGCGGCGGTGATTGGCGAACAGGTCGACACCATTGCGGCGGAAAATCCGCTCATACCAGTCCCAATAGAAAAACTCCTTGCCGTCGAGCGTCAACTCGTAATGCGTCACCTCGGCAAAGGCATGGGTGCAGCCCGCGAAATCGGCCGGATCGCTTTCGTCCGGCTGCCAGCTGTTGACCACGCCTTCGATGATCGCGCGCGCCGGCACGACACCACCGCCCCCGGGGGCGCGGCGATTGTAGGATCCGGCAAACACCCAGCGCTCCGGCTCGCCGAAGCCGTTGAAGATATCGGCATCGATACCTTTGACCGAGAAAGCCGGCTCCAGCGCCTCGACGCGCGGCAGGCTGAAATTGACGGCGCCGACGCCGCCGCCCGGGTTATGCTCGCCGGTGGCGAGCGTCAGCTCCGGCATGGTCAGCGACGTGATCGAGATCGCGCGCGAGGTGTCGGACTCCATGGCCCGGCGGACGTCGACGGCCGTGAGAAGATAAAGAGCAGCTTGCGCCATGTGTGCGGGTCCTTCTTAGGAGACGGTGCTGAGACGGGCGATGATGTCGGCGACCAGGCCTTCGACGGCCGGGCGATAGCGCCGCACCTCGTGATGGGCGACCTTGAAGGCGGGCGCCGGCTCGATGCCAAGATTGACGGTCAGGTGGCCGAGGCGGATTTGCTCCGGGCTGTTCTTGTCGGCGCGGAAGGCGACGTCATAACCGAGGATGTCGTCATCGGCCTTGTGGTCGCGCAGCATGAACTTGATGCTGTTGAGCCAGGCCTCGGCGAGATCGGCCGTGATCTTCCGGCCGAGGAATTGCCGGGTGATTTCCATCATCTTGACGGTGAGGTAATCGGCCCCGCGCACCTGGTGGATTTGCTTCCACAACTCGCCGGTCGTGGTGTTGTCTGTCCCGATGAAGGTGAACCCGCCATCGGCGACCGCACCGTCGACGCCGCTTTCGCCCGCCACGACGATCGCCACTTCGCTTTCCAGCATCTGCTGGCCTTCGGTCGAGCCGTCGAGAAAGGAGAAGGGGATTTTGCGCGACAGGCCGGCCAGACCGTAAAGCGTGCGGTTGGCGATCGGGTTGAACGGCTTGCCGCCATTCTCATTGTCGACCCGCATGAACAGGCCGATCGCGCGCGGGCCCATCGGCCGGGTGACCAGGCTGGGCCCTTCATAGACACGGGCCGCGACGCCGACAGGCATGATGCGCTCGGAACTCAGGGTTTCGCGGGCATCGATGGCATTGGCGGACGAGGTGTCATCGACGTCGATCACCGACGTCGCCAGCAGCCGTTCGCACGCGGCATGAAGGGCGGCCGCAACCGGACCGGTCGTGTCCAGATCGAGGCGATAAGCGCCGCGACCGGCCCAGATCAGGCGCGGCGTCGCGTTCACGGCCGAGGGGATGGCGGCGATGTTCGTCGGCGCCAGCGCGGCCGCGATGTTGGCAGCAGTCGCCGCGGCGTTCGCACCTTCCGTCACCCGCAGAATGGTGACATCACCGCCGGCGTTCAAGCCGGAGAGTTGCGAATTGATGCCATTGACGGCATCGCGCAGCATGCCCGTGCCAAGCTTGGCGACCATGCCGGCGTCGCCGGTGGAGATGCGCACCGGCGTGCCGATGGGATAGGCGGCAGCATCGGCGTCCGCAGAGGTTTCGATCAGCAGCGCCTTGGAAAAGTCCGCGCCAAGCGCCGGGACGGGCTCATCCGCCGGGCGCGAGAAAGTCATGCCGAAAACGGGATCGCTCACGGGTGGCTCCTATGGATGTTGAGAATGCGCCTTGCCCAAGGGCTATGGGGCAACGGCCCGGCGAGCTAGCCAAGCGGAAAATGCCCCTGTGAAGGGACTTGTGTTAATAATTGCCGCTCACCTAAACGGGCCAATGATTGTCTTCGGCGAAATCCGCAGGGATCGGGTCCATGGCCTGCAGCGCGAAACTCGCCTGGTAGATCGGCTGCCGCCAGGTGCTGGCGGCGAGCAGGATTTGCTGCCATTCCAGCGCCGTGATCGTGACGGCGCCCGACCCCGTGCTGATCAGGATTTCGCCGCCGGGCTGGCCGAGGTTGAGATAGGCCTGCGCCAGCGGCGTGACCTCGTCCATCCACTTGCGCATGTCTTCAGGCGTCGTATCCATGTGGTGGACGCCGCGCGCATCGCCGAAATCGAAGTCAAAGCCGAGAGCGAGGCGGCGTTCGCGCTCGGCGATGACGTCGGTGGGGGATGGTGGCGGAACGTCCGGGAGCACCACGACGAGGCCACCGTTGGCAATGCGCCACCACTCTTGCGGACCTGGAAGCAATTCGTCCACGACGATGCCATTCAGCTCCTGCGCGATGCGCTCGGCAGCCTGGCTTTCGGTTTCGTCATCGACAATGTCGGAAGGCATCACGAAGCGTATTGCGGGATGGTCGAACCCCACCTGAGGGAAGGCAATATACATGGGCGTTATCCGAAGAGGGCGATGCTGAAAGCGATGTCGGCGCCAGTTCCTGACGACGAGTAGGTGTTGACTGTCGTACTTGTCCCGGACGTCACCACTCTTACAGGGCCGTTGGTTTGCGTAGTGGCAACCGCGACGACGTTCGACTTTCCTGAGTGGGTTATTGTGTAACCGCCGGTGCCCCCCTTCGTGACAGTTACGCCACCCCCAAGTGTCAGGGCTACCGTTCCGTCAGAGTTGACACGTAAGGCGGCGAAGCACGCAACGCCTGTAGGAAGCAATTGCGTCGTCCAAGTCGATCCGTCGCCAACAATTCCATACCCGGCTGCCGGGGTAAGTGCCGCGATGGCCGCCAGAAGCGCATTGAACGCCTGAACGTTGGTGCCGATTGCTAAGCCTAGATTGGCCCTCGCCGTTGCAGCATTGGCAACATCGGAGAGGTTATTCGCTGCCAGCAATTCGCCGGCAACCATAAACTTCGTGAACGCAATCGCGGTCGTGCCGAGAGTGCCTCCGTCGTTGCTCGTGCAGAACCACAGCGTGTTGTCGTTCGTCGTGCCTTCGGCAACCCCGAACAGGGCGCCGGGGAACTCTGCCCAGGTATCGAATTCGCTTGAACGCGCCGGAGAGGCGGAAACGACGTAGATGCCATTCTGGCTGGCGGTCGTCTGGTTCTTCACCAACACGAGATCGCCATTCACAAGGGTCACCCCATCGATCACCTGTCCAGCGACGAGGCCGGTCGAGATCGTGATGTTCGCGGTCGTAGCCGCCCGCACCCGACCACGCTTGCCCATGCCGATCAAAAGACCGTCGACATACTGCTTCGTCGCGGCATGCATGGCGAGCGACGGATCGGCGAAGAGCGTCAACGCGCCGGTCATCGTGCCGCCCGACAGCAGCAGCCGTGCCGCAAGGTCGGTCGTCAGGTTTGTGACGGTCGATTGCGCCTGCGTGCCGGTGTGATTGGCGCGATTGAGAAGATCGGAGACGAGATAGCCACCATCCTTGATGATCTTGCCCGTCGTGCCGTTGAAGACGGCAAGACGATCCGCAATGCTCGACACCGGGCCGTTGACATTGCCTGTCCCGACAGGCCCTTGCGGAATGCCGAAATTCAAGATCGCGTCTTGGGCGGTTCCGACGTTGGTGACCGTGGCAGGTGACCCAGCCGCAAGGGTCGTTACAGTGCCGACCGCTACCGTTGCGGCAACACCTTGAGGGCCGCGGATGTCGCCAACGTCCTGCGTGGTCCCGTCACCATAGGTGAGGATCAGGTGATAGCTACCATCGACCTCCGCGCCGGTGACGCCGTAGCCGCGCTCGCCGCGAAGGTCAGGGCCGGTGACCCATTCTCCATCCGGGGCAAGAATTTCGAGTTGCGTGCCGACCCAACGATGCGAGATCGCCAGCGTATCGAGCGCGCGGTCGATCAGCGCCTTGGTGTCGCGGATGATCTTCGCCGTTTCGATCGCCTGACGGGCGAACGTCTCGGCATTGGCGCGCGACCGATCCGGCTGGCAAACGCTTCAGCGCGCGCCGCTTCTGTGCTGGCCATGGCCGCTCCTTAGGTGAGACTGTAGAGGAAACCGGTGACGGAGCACGAACTCTGGGCTGCCGTCAGCTTTCTCGCTTTAATCGTTGTGCCGGGTGGAAAAACGGCTGTCGCGTTCAGGACGTTGCCTGATGTGTTGTATGCGCCAACGCCGTTGACCAAGACGGTTTCATATCCGGATGTGCCGACATGGCTGACGCTAATCTTTGCGACGAAAACCTTGTCGCCCGGCACACTGATCGTGTCGCCGTCCGCCAAAGTAGTCGCAATTGACATAGGGCTTGGTGTGCGCGCCATCAGGCATCTCCCAGGAAGAACATTTCGGAGTGGATATAGTCAGATATCGCGACAGCAGCCGCGATATCGTTGACGGTCGCCTTGCCGGGTAATCCAGTCGCCGGATTGAAGGTCGGAAGCTGGATGGCGCCGGTCAGCGTCATTGCCGTGAGGTCCGTCAGGACGCGCGGGTTAGACCAGCCACGTCCGCGGACCCCGCCGACGACCTCTTCATGCAGGTACGCGCGCGCAGTGCCCAGATAAGCCGGGACAACCACATTGTACTTTCCATCGCTCGCCCGCTGATAGGTCAGCCCCGTTGCCTCATCGCTGACCTGATGGGCCACCGGCGGCGCCACGAAAATCCAGCCGACGCTGGCGCTGACATATTGCGTCAGCTTGCCGGTCTGGCCGGCCCATGCGCCGGTCGCGTCGACCGGCACGATGTAGGCGTCGCCAGGCGTCGGCGAAGACGGCGGGTCTTTTAGCGTCACACTCTTGACCGCGAGATTGTAAACCCGCAGCGGCATTCCAATCGTAGTGCGCAGCGCGGCAATCTGGGTGTTGACGTAGTTGTGGGTCGCGTAGCTCGTGCCCTCGATCACCAGCGTGATATTCGCCGTGTCGGAAACGAGAATGTCCATGCCGAGCGTGATTGACTGCTCGGTACCCTCAGATGTCGAGGTTTTCTGCGTAGCGGCGACCACGCCAACAAACAGCAGGACACCGGAACTGTCGAGAATGCCTGTCTCGCGGATGGTGAAGCCACCCACGGTTTCGTCAAAGATGCCGTCGATCTTGAGAACGTTATCGACGCGGTTGATGGCGGCGATCGGCACAGCAGCTTTTTGGTTGACAAGTTGGGTTTGGGTTTCGAGCGGCGTGACATAGTTGCCGTTGCCATCGCCGACGACGAACTGTGAAAGCTCGATTGGGTCGGCACCTGGCAGCAGGGCAGCCGTAATCGCTGCCTGACCCGCAAGGGTCGGGATTGCATAAAAGCTTGCCATCGTGGTTCCTTAAAGTCTGGGGCCAATGCGCATCACGATCCTTTGGCGGATCGCGGCGCCGACAAATGTCGTGCTGGCCGTGCGCACTTCGGCAACTTCAGTCGGCGGACCGATGCGTATCGAGATGCGCATGCGGGTTTTGCCGCCAAAGTAGACCGCAGCCGGGCCGGCGGCACGTCGCACATCAATACCGGTCAGTTTGGTGTGAGCGTTCTTCGCCTTGTTCGCCGCACGCACCAAAGCGGCATGGTCGCCCAGCAGCCATTCGCGGGCAGCATCGATCGTCACCGACAGGCGGAAGGTATAGGCCTGCCGACGTGGTGTCGTTTCGAACCATTCGACCACCTTGGCCGAATAGCCCATGGGAGCAAGCGCTCGATCAATGGCCGCGCGCGTGCCCTTAACGCGGTGAACCGCAAAGCTGGCGGCGGTGACTGCACGCTGTCGCTCTTCCGGCCACGCCGACGAGAACTCGTCGACCGAGCGCTCTTCGGCGAGATATGGCAGCCACGCCAGCGGCACGTCCGCGACCGACCGCGACGCGGCGAT